GAAGAAAAATTAATAAAAATGTTAAAAGATGTAGGTACTGAATTTACCCGCTTGCGTTTAAATGAAAACCATCCAATTTGGTATGATTATTTTGAAGAATTACATATTTTAAGCGGATATAGTACACAAATGCACAAAGAAGCCAACGTCTTAGAACTCTGCCAGCCCTTTTTGGAAGAACGTTTGATTTCAAACCCCATTCATAAGAAATTATTCTTTTCGAACATTCGTAAAACGATAGATTTGATAAGTTTTAAGAAAACAAACTCTATGTTTGATGACTGGGTAAGATTTCGCGATAATTGGGAGATTATGGGTTCTTGTGATTTTGGTGAAGCGTTAAAAATACATACAGAAGGTTTTAAAACCAAATCTCGTATAAATAGCAAATTCACTAATTTGTTATATTATACAGATGATGAGTTGTTGAAACAGCTACATATGAAGAAAGGACATATGATTCGTCCTTTTTTAAAAGATAATGAGCCAGCTAAGATTAGAATTGTTCTAGCTTATGATACGAGATCATACATCAGATGCTCATATTTGTACGATTTTATCGAGAACTTAAACGGTTTGGGTAACTGGACGACAGTTGGATTTGAACCTTCTCAAATGTGGATGTGCAGAAACGATATTAATGAGATTATCAAACAAAGAGATCAAAAATTGGTGTGTACTGATCAATCTGCATTCGATCAACATGTTTATAAAGAGTGTTTTAAGTATGCTTTTGATTATATATGTAACAAAATATATTCTTTAAATCCACAGGTTAAAGAAATTGTTTCACTTGAGGATTATGGATTAGATAATGCTTACTTCGTAATTGATAATCAAAAATATGCTTGGAAAAATGGATTGTGTTCTGGTCACAAATTTACTGCCCTTCTTGGTAGTATTATAAATCGAGCTTCGACTCTTACAGCTAATGATTTAGCAAGGATATCATCTCCCAGTACAAATCATCGTATTAATGGAGGATATTTCCAAGGTGATGATGCGATTATATTTACAAGTCGTGATTTTGATGTGAAAAGTTTCATTAAGGGATATGAAGATTTAGGTTTGGTGGTTAACCCGATGAAAACTTGGGTTAACTACACAAGGACCGAATACTTACATCAAAGTTATTATAAAAATTCAGTTGTTAGCTTACCCTCAAGAGGTTGTTTATCACTTATTTTTGGTGATCCTCAATCTAGAAAAGCTGCTCCAGAAGATAAATTTACCAATTATGTTAGTAATTTATCTCAAGGATGTAGGCGGGGACTTCAAACTGAACAAACAGCTTTGAATTTATGTAAGAAAATGAAATTCTCAAATAAAGATGCATATTGTTATTTGCATACTCCAACTGCATGGCGGTGGAGGTTTTCGACCTTATTTGCAGAATTATGATCAAATGTTGACC